TCCTGACTTATACTTACATCATAAGTACTTCCATTTGCTTGAATACTAGTTAAAGTATCTCCTGCTGAAATATTAGTATAATATTTAGCCATTATTCGGTCCTCCTATCGTAATGATAACCAGCAATTGAATACTGAGTGTTGTCTCCAGGATAATCATCAGGAGATTCTCCCTCATACTCTGGAATAAGTCTCTCACCATCAATTCTCTCACCAAATACATGGAAAAAACAATGTATAGGCATTCCACCCTGTGCTTGAAGATGTATATTCTTAGCATCAAATCTCTTTACAATAATATCTTGATGTGCTCCAATTGGAGTTAAACTTACTGTAATTGATGCTGGATCTACTAAATCTTTCCAATATAAAGGAAGATCAATTATATTCTTGTTTGTTCTTCCACGATAATAAATGGCACCTTCTGGGCCTTCCAAACAAATATGTCGCAATCTATGCTTCTCTTTAGATGGGTGTTTTATATCAAATCCTTTCCACCCCTGAACATTAATACTACTACCAGACCAACTGCAACTTTGACCAGTACAACTTTTTAAATTACTTGTGATTAAATTACCATTATGAGTTTTATCACCGTTATGAACTTTATTACCAGTTTGTAAGGTATCACCTTCCTGAGTCTTATTACCTTTTATATACAAAGAATCAGGAGTACTAACAGTCCCATTAGGACCTATCATCACTGTTGCATCAGCAGAACTGTAGGATCCATCTTGACCAACTTGAAGCGGGCCCTGAATATAACTAGAATGATCTATTTTTTCTTGTCCTACACCTAATGCCTTGGGAACTATTTTTTTTGCACTAACTATTAGTTGTCCTCCCCATACAAAAACTTCATCGAATGAAAATGCCATAATTGCTCCTTACGAATTTACTGTTCCTGGTTTTGGTAATGCTTTTTTAACTGTTGCAGCACTTACACCTTCTAAAAATGGTGTAAAAATTTGAGTTGATAACCCACCAGCAATAGTTATTAAACCTGTGCTTATAATTTTAGTGGATTGCTTACCATCTATTGTAACATTTTTTGAGTCAAGTTTCAAGGTCTCGTTTGCTTTTGCCCAAAGAACTCCTTCTGGAGCGTTACCTGTAGCAACAAATTCAATATCTAATCCTTCAATACGAATCTTTCCATTTGCTGCCTTGAGTTGAATGTCTCCATTCTCTGCCAGAATAACAAATGCTTCCTCCTCCTTCTTCAGATCTTCTCCTGTATGCATAATGGTAGCACCAGGAGTATTCATTGATGTATAATTTTTACGAATTCCATCCTCCTCAAAAGCAAAGAAGTGACGACCATCCATACCTTTAAGTTCAACACTTGAAGTTACATCTTTAAATGGGCTTAAACCACCAAAAGTTATCGCTCCATTCATAGAGCTCCAAACTTGTGTCCAAAAATTTCTCTTCTTTGCCATAGTTTAAACCTTATTGAAGAATTTCATCACCTTTAACAGAACCTTTGATACTGTCTGCCCTATTATCAAAGACTTGAATATCAGTTCCATTATTAGAATCAGTACCTGCATACTTCACTCCATCAATGAAATAAGTATTTCCATAATACTCTTTACCATCAACATATCCATTAATATTTAAACCAACCAAATCAAATACTTTAACAACATCTAATATAACTGGTTCAATTGGTTGAGGATCACGAATAACTTCAAAAACAGGAACAAATTTAGCATTAAAACCAGACTCAGTATCCATCATTATTTTTGGAAGACGAGTAAATCTTCCCCCTTTATCAACACTAACTGATTTTATCTTACCAAACGGATCACATGTATAAGACAATACTGTACCATTAGTTGGAGTAATTGTCAATTTATCCACTCCACAATTATAATTAAATCCAGGATCTGTTACAACAATATCTGTGATCGTAAGAATAGCAGGATATTGTGGAACGGTTTGTGGAGGTGGAAGATATCCAGTACCACTATCAAGAGGAATAACTTTAATAACTTCACCATCTTTAATAACAGTATCAAAAAAAGCACCAGTTCCATTCTTACATGGATCAATAACTTCAACTTGTGGTGGTTCTTTATAACCAAAACCACCACTCACAAGATCAACAGCAATCAAGTTACCATCTTCATCAACAACAGGATTTCCCTGTGCTCCTACACCATGACCACCAAAAAATTTAACTATTGGTGGGCCACAAGGTTGCTCACCAGTAATACATGGATCCTTCCTCAACAATTCTTTAGGAGTTAAACTATTAACTTGATCAATATTTAAATAGCGAATCTTTGAATCTCCATCAAGAAAAATAAACGTAGTATCTGGATTCGTTTCTGCATATGTATTAGCATCTGCAAGAGATATATCATGAACATATCCCTCAGTCTCAGTGATATACCCTACTGTAATATTATCAAATGAAGTTGGTGATATTGGCATTATAAGAAATTACCTCCAGTTCCTTTTGGAACTTTATAAGTTTTAGTTACTTTCTTCTCTTCATTTATCTTAGATTTAATTTCTGCTTGAGATAGATTTTGATTTCTTATAGAAGCTTCAGAACGACGTTCAGCTAAGGTCTTACTAACACCTTTTGCTGATGTAGCAGCATTCTTTGCAGCGTCAGCAACTCCTGCAAAACTTGGAGCACCTCCATCACCACCACCTCCTTGCATTGTATGAGTATCATTAGGTGAACAGGATGCTTTAGGATCACAATTAAAAATTTGTGTAATAGATCCAACAAATCCAAGTGCAGATCCAATATCAAAATTCATTCCACCAAGTGCTCCTATACCTAAACCACCTGCTGCTGCACCTGCAAGAGAAGATCCTTCACCAACAATTGAACCTAAAACTTTTGGAAAGAATGAAGCAAGTCCACCAACTCCATTAACAAGTTTAGGTATATCACCTGTTCTAATTGCTGCAAAAGCAAGACCAGCACCAGCCATCAATGCTGGATTCACACCTAAAACAGTAGCTACAGATGAAAAACCTTCAAGAATTCCATTAGGATTACCTTTATCATTTATCAAAGCGATTGCATTAGCAATAAGTGTTGCATTACTATTACCAGAAAGATCCATAAATTTAGATAATCCTGTAGAATAATCTCCATTCTGCCAAGGAGCAACTACACCTCCAATCTTAGTAGGATCAGCACCAGATTCTTCTGCCATTGATTCGGCAATAGACCTAATAAGAGCTCCAGATCCTAATGCAGCAAGAACAGTATTTTCATTAATAGAATTATCAATACTACCACTGTCAGTTGAACCAGAATCGGTAGAAGATCCACCTATTGAATTCTTAACTTCATTCACAACAGGGCCAATTGCATCATCAAACCCCTTCATAACTGTATTAATAGTCTCTCCTATTATTTGACCAACTAATTCTTCTGTTGCACATAATGGAGTTGGAATATAATATCCTTCTGATGGAAGTGCTCTAATAATATCTGATCCTGGAGTATCAAGTTGAGTTTGAACTGGTTCAGTATTTTCTTCCCATACTCCACTATCACCAACTCGAACAAAAGTTTCAAGTTCTCCTGTATTAGGATTAAACCTTGTAGATCCTATTGCAGTAGTAAGACCAACGAGACTACCAGTTATTGTGGGATTTGCTACTTTAGATTCTTTCTGTCTCTTCTTAAAAATATTTTTTAATGCAGCTGCAATTAATCCTACTAATGCTGAACCCATAAGTCCATTAAACATACATGCAATTTTTTCAAGACCAGCAACCTTCTCTTTCATTATAGCAAGACTATGAGAAGGAGGAGCTAGGTTATCCATAGGTGCTAACTTCTCATTAAATTCTTTAGTCGTAAATTGCTGCACCTGACCCATAATACCTTTCATATATTTTGAAATCTCTTCGGATGCAGTTTCAATGGCAGCATCAATACTCTTATCTGCTTGTACTATAGGTAAACCAGCAGCAACATTTGCATCTTGCATTGACTTTTGAAACTGCTGTATCTTTTCACTTAATGTCTCTACCACTGTCTGAATATTTTTCATATCAGACTTTCTATTTGGATCTGGACATGCTAATGCATGTTTTCTTGTCAATACAGTTCTTTTCTTCTCACCTGCTGTTGTATCTTGATGAGTTGCATCAGATGACTCTTTAGATACATTAGTAGTTGTTGGTGATAAATCCCCATCCTTTAATTTTTTCTGCTCTGGTGGTTCTTCATCTTGATTTTTAGAATGAAAACTTTGTGGTGTAAAATTCTTTCCACCACTGCCTTCAGTTCCAGTTTTTCTTTCTAGTTTTGTCTTAGTATTATTACCAAGGATACCCATGATGACAGGAACCTGTTGATCCTGACCATCAATAAAGAATCCAAAGACAAAATTACCTTGCTTAATTGCAGGAGTTTGATAAGAACCTCCCTGACCTCCACCTGAAGTCACAGGATACATTACCTGAGCCCAAGGTAATTCTTCTGCAGTTATTGATGCTTCTTCTTGATCATGATTACCTATTATTCTTACCTTATATCTGTATCCCCATGCGGGAACCTCATCAGGAGTATCAAATACTTCTGAATTTATGTTGTCTCTCCATGTGGAATCATCAGCCACTTGGCCGATCCACCACAAAAAGCCAGATCCCAATACACCAGGATTAAATAATGCAGTTCCTTCCATTATTCGTCGTATACTCTACACTCAAAAGCATCGGGATGATTATCGCAATACACTTCTAAGTGCTTGTCTTGATGTCTAGTATGATAGTCATTAATAGCACCATCATTCTTATCAACCACTTCTCCTTCGTGGTATCCTTCATAGTTGGCATGAACATCTTTTAGATCTGCCTCACTATATTCTAGCATTCCATGATTAACATGTTCCTTATGATCCTTTGGATCTAAGTAAACTTCATGGTCTAAATCGTGTTTGATTTCCTTAGTCATAAT